CGCAGGGCCACGAGACAGAAATTGCTGTTATGAAGTCAGAATACAATCTGACCAAAGAAGGCCACGACCGGGAACTGAAAGAGATCAAGACGGGGTTTTCCGAAGTGCTAAAAAAGTTGGATGAGATCCAAAGGGAGATGCGCAAGTGAGCGTCAATCAGGCCACGCTGGATTTGATCAAGCGGTTTGAGGGCTGCAAACTGACGGCATACCAAGACATCGTTGGCATCTGGACAATTGGCTACGGCACAACGGCGATGGCTGGTCTTGGTATCATACCGGCTAAGGGTATGACCATCACGCAGGAACGTGCCGAGGATCTGCTGCGACAGGGTGTTGATAAGTTTGCGGCTACGGTTGACGCGATGATCACGGCCAACGTCAATACGAATGAATTTGGGGCTTGTGTGTCACTGGCGTATAACATCGGGACGACCGCCTTTGCCAAGTCTACTGTCCTGCGTGAACTGAACGCCGGCAACCATGAAAAGTCCGCTGCCGCATTCAAAATGTGGAACAAGGCTGGCGGCGAGGTTGTCAAAGGTTTGGTCAACCGCCGCAATGCAGAGGTCACGTTGTTCCTGACGCCGGTGACCGCTGACATGCACACCGTTACCGCGCCTGAAAAGGTTGAACCTAAATCAATCTTGACCGTAATAATTGAGGCCATCTTGGCAATCATAAAGGGAACAACGAAATGACGGCTACTGAAATTGGCGGCATCGCCCGCGCACTTGTATCTGCTCTCGGCGGCTACTTGGTCGGCAAGGGATTGATCGACAGCGAGACAGCTACCACAGTCGGTGGCGCGGCCGCTACAATCATAGTCGCGGTTTGGTCAGTGATCGCCAAGCGCAAGGCATGAACGCGCTGTTGGCCTCTCTGCTGAAGCCTCTGCTGGTCTTGCTGGCTGCTTGGTTCGGCGGCAAGAAGGCTGGCAGAGACGCTGCCAAGATTGAGGAGTTACAAAGTTATGCCGAAACTTCAAAGCGGATTGACGCGGTTGGTCCTGTGCCTGACCCTAACACTGCTGGTGAGTGGCTGCGCAATCGCGCCAAACACTAGTGCAATCTGCGATGGCACGGTGCAAAGCAGGACATCCCATGCGGCGGCATTGGTTGCGGACGGTGGGCCGCTTTCGTTGGTCACGGGTGCGCTATTGATCCAACAGATCGACGCAGGGTGCGGCAAGTGACACTATTCCAAAACTGTCGTATAGTCTGACGGACAGGAGAAAAGCATGTCACTCATTCCGCTACAGATCCCGCCGGGTGTTTTCCGCAACGGCACGGAGTTTCAGGCCAGCAACCGCTGGCGTGATGCTAATCTGGTTCGCTGGATTGACGGCACGATGCGCCCGGTCGGCGGTTGGCGATTGCGTGACACTGTCAGCACAACGGCCCCCAGAGCGGCCATAGCGTGGCAAGATTTGTCAGGCGACCAACGGTATGCTGTTGGCTTCCATAACTCCCTAAAGGCCGTTAACGCCTCTGGCACGATCACTGACATTTCGCCGACGGCTTTGGTTTCTGGTAACCTGTCTGCCGTCGTCAATGTCGGATACGGCGGCGGGTTTTACGGTATGGAAACCTATGGCACGCCGCGTGCTGACAAGGGTAACTACTCGGAAGCAACGACGTGGGCGCTAGACAACTTCGGCCAAAACTTGGTGGCCTGCTCGGTGGCCGACGGTCGCCTGTTGGAGTGGACGCTTAACCCAGCTAACGATGCCGTCGCCATTAGCGGTGCGCCGACGTCAAATAAATCATTGGTTGTCACTGGCGAGCGTTTCCTATTCGCGCTTGGAGCCGGCGGTAATCCTCGCAAGGTGCAATGGTGTGACCGAGAAGATAACACGACTTGGACGCCGCTAACTACAAATGAAGCCGGTGACATTGAGTTGCAGACGTCCGGCCAGATCATGCTGGGGATTAAGACACGCGGGCAGACTTTGATACTGACCGATCAGGACGCGCACTCGGCAACCTATCAGGGTCCGCCGTATGTCTACGGGTTTGAGCGTGTCGGCTCGGCCTGCGGCGTTATCTCGCGCAAGGCTGCGGTAGCCGTGGATGAGGGTGTGTTCTGGATGGGCAAACGTGGCATCCATCTTTATGCGGGTGGGGCCGTGCAGGATGTGCCGTCGGATGTGTCGGACTATGTTTTCAACAATCTGAACATCGCACAGGTTTCCAAAATCTTTGGCGTGGCGAACCAGAAGTTTAACGAGGTTTGGTGGTTCTACCCGTCGGAGGCATCAAACGAAATAGACAGCTATGTAGCCTTTAACTACTCTGAACGTCACTGGACAATCGGAAGTTTGGTAAGAACTGCTGGCATTGACGGCGGCGTATTCCGCAACCCGATTTGGTTTGCTGCCGACGGCAAGTCGTATGATCACGAAACTGGGTTGGCCGTTGATGACGCCGAAATTTTTGCCGAAAGCGGGCCGATCAGCTTGGGTAATGGCGACCAAGTGTTGTCTGCCACTAAATTGATCCCAGACGAGGAAACCCAAGGCGACGTGACGGCTACCTTCAAGACCAAATTCAATCCCAATGACGTCGAACGGACTTACGGACCCTATACGATGGCTAACCCTACCAGCGTGCGGTTTACCGGGCGGCAGATTAAAATGCGGGTTGACGGTGCGCGTCTGGCCGATTGGCGGGTTGGCATCATGCGGCTTGACGCAACGGCCGGTGGCCTACGGTGAGTTTAGGGTTTACACCACCACCCGTAACGTCGGATCTGCAATACTGGGCGCAAAATATCGTTGCCTATCTGCGGCGGACGGCTTCACGGTTGCAGTTTAAATCGGCCACTGCGTCGGCTACCGAGGATGGCGTGCTGTTGTGGGATGCCACCGGCGGTTATCCTATCGTGAGCAAGAACGACGTTTGGTATCCCCTGATGCTGTCTGACGTCACGGGGGCCAACGCGTCGTTTAATTCGACGTCAACGATAACTGCGGCTGCGGCCAACACGGCATACGCCATCACGCTGACAAGTTTGTTTGCCAGTGGCATCACTTTGACAGGGTCGCCGACAACTGACATCACGTTTACCGAGGGTGGCCTGTATCAACTGGCGTTCACGGCGCAGATCAGTAGCTCTAACAGCTCTACCGTAGATTTTCGCTTTTGGCCGAGGATTAACGGCACGAATGCTACGGGAAGCACAATTGTGGCAAACCTAAAAGCTAACGGCAGCACAAATGTGGTGGCACGGGTTGCCATGTTTAGGGTTAGCGCGGGCGACGTTTTGAAAGTGATGTGGGCAACAAACGCAACCCATGGCTTCCTTGAGGCACACGCTGCCACCGCATATGCACCAGCGTCGCCGTCCGTCACGCTTCAAATCGTGCGGGTTGCGCTATGAATATCATAGAGGCTAACCGCAAGCACATCGAGGCCGCACTGGAATACAGCGGCGGAACGCATAATTTTGAAGACGTTGCAAAGGCTATAAACGATGGCATCATGCAGCTATGGCCGGCATCTAACTCTGCCGCCGTGACAGAGATCATCCAATATGCTAGAAAGAAAGTGTTGAATGTGTTTTTGGCCGGCGGTGATCTGCAAGAGATCATGGGCGGGCTGGATGCGGCGACCGAGTGGGCCAAGGCGCAGGGATGTGAGAGCATCACACTTTATGGCCGCAAGGGTTGGGAACGGGTTTTGGACGCACACGGATTTAACCCTGTGATGGTCGTCTTGGAGAGGAAGATATAATGGCTGGCAGCAACAAGACGACGACGGCTAACACGGTTCCGGCCTACTTGCAGGAAGCCGGGCAAAACACGCTGAACCGTGCGACTGATGTGTCTCGGATTGGCAATGTTGGCTACTACGGGCCGGACGTTGCTGCCATGACGCCGGCACAGATTGCCGCCATGCAGGGGACTAATGCAGCCGCGTCGGCATTTGGACTAAATACATTCGACCCCATGGCCGGAATGCCAGCCGCCACAAACTACGGCGGCATAAACGCATACTCGTCCGGCACTGGCTACGAAGCCGCCTTGGCTGAATTGAAGGCACGCTTCCCCGGCCAGTTTGAAGCCATCATGTCTCAGTTTGTTGATCGCGTAACTGGAGCGATGCCGGGTTCTACTGGCTCAGGCCAGACGCAAATGGGTATGCCCGTGCAAGGATATGCACCCGTTTATGGTGACGGATCTGGCGGCGGATCTGGCGGCGGCGGTGGTGGATACACTGGTGGCGGATCTGGCAGCGGTGGTTTGTCAATGTTGCGAGCAAATTTGCCGGGTGGAATTAACACCAACAATCCGGATAGCTTCATCAACCGAACGATTGGCGGATTGGTTAACACAATTATCCCGCAGCGCGAGCCAAATGCAAACATGCGACCACCGCCTGCACCAAATCGGCCAGCCGGAATTACGACAAGCAAAATTACGACATCAAAGCCGGCGGTGTCTAAATC